GATCTTTTTACCCAGCCGCTCCAGGTGAATGTTTTGCGGTTGCCAGCAGATGCCGGAGTGCGGCTGAGGTACGCCGAATCGGCTGAGTTGAACCGCAGGCTCCTGTCGATGCTGTACCCACCTGCAGCTTGTCCACTAGCACCAGCAAGTATATTATTAAATACCGCCATAATCAGTAGTTCCCAGTCCAGACTACTTGAATCTCACTAGCAGTACGGATGACATAATCAATCCGATCAGTTTTGGAGTTAGTAGCAGTAATTGTAGGAGCAGTAGCACCAGAAAACTTAAAAGCTCCTGCCCATCCACCAACAGTGTAAGGACCACCAGAGGCAGGCTGTGCAATAAAGATTGAACCAGACTGACCAGCAGTGGCATTGCTAACAGTCACGCTGCTAACGTTTTCAGATAGTTGGATGTAGAAGTTGTTAGAAGCGTTAAAATCAATAGCAAGTACACCAGAGGAGCTGGTAAGCGTAGTAATTTCACCGCGTTGACCTGCAGTAAAGGTTTGAACAACATCAGTAACGGCGTTGTCTGCATCATATGCTTGAACAGAAACACCAATATCACCAGAATCAAGAAAAGCTGAGGTATCTGCTTGAGTAGAAACAAGAGCACCGCTTTCTTTTACATAAAGTTTGTCTTGATCTGTTGCATAGACAATCTCACCTTCTTGGATGTCAGCAACAGAACTGTTCAGATTAGAGTAAGTACCGCGTGCTACGCGGATAGGAGTACGATTAGTAGGTGTAGGCATAATTAGTCAAATGATCCTCCGTCAATGGTTGTAGTACTGGTTACAAGTGAACCTCCGGTGTCAAAGTTTCCACCGTCAAGGGTTGGCGCAGCTACATCACTAAATGTAAGATTGCCTGCACCATCAGTTACAATTGCTTGGCCTGCAGTACCGTCAGTCTGTGGATAGTTAAGACCATCCAAAACAACACTACCAGTGCCATTAGGAGTTAGTGTAATATCTCCATTAGATGTGGAGACAATGGAATACCCATTGACATCCAAATTACCTCCTAATTCAGGAGTTGTATCATCAACAATAGCTTGCAAACCAGCACCAGTCAGGTTCCCAATAGGCTGGAAACTAAGAGTTCCATTACCATCGGTAACCATGATGTGATTTAAAGCACCATCAACTGCTGGATACGTGATTCCGTTGAGTTTAACAGTACCAGTAATATCGTAACCGTTGACATCTAAATCACCACCCAACTGCGGGGTAAGATCATTGATAATCTCAGGACGATATGCGTCAAGACTGATGCTGACAGTACCTGAACGCTGGTCAACCTTAAAGGTATCACCAACTTTAAAGACACCGTTGTGGTCAGTACTTGATTGCCAGACCTTACCGTTGTTCAAGCTAATAGCTTGCTTAGTCTCATCTGCCGTTCCACCATTCTCAGGTAGTGCAGTGTAGTTAGTACCAGAGCCAACATACTCAAATGTATGTCCACCAGTACTTACAAAAGACCGCTGATAGAAGCTTGCAGTATCACCTGCAGTGATTGCATTAATTAGGCCAAGGTTTTCAGAAAGCTTAACGGGGTTAGGATTAAGGACAGTAACATCCCACCCAGAACCATTAGCAACAGAAGACAGGATCGGATAAATATCAGATCCAATCTGAACCAACATGCTGTCCTGAGGCTTGGTAGCAGCACCAAACCAAGTAGGAGATGCGGTAGGAGAACCAATGGTAAACGTAATTGCACCTGCAGCAGCATTAGCGCTTACAGAAGCGGTAAAGACTGCAGTAGGAGACTTGCCATCAGCAATCAAACCATAACGACCAAAGTCAGTCGTACAGTTACTCAGGTTAAGTTGACCACCTTTGAGCGCTTTAGCGTGGTAGTGAGCAAAAGTACCAAAGAACGAGACCAGCTGTGCATAACCGTTGTTAGCACAAAGGCATCCAGGACCATCCAGAGTGATCTGAGTAAATGAGTCAACAACCATCGACCGCAGTGGACTGTTAACTGCAGGAACAGAACCGTCAATAAAAAGACCACCACCAGTAGGACCAGAGGTAAGGTCACCACCGAAGCCACCTTGGCTTACGTTGTTAGGATCAAAGTAGGCGGTAGCCTGAGGATACGTGGCTTGATCGTTGTATTCAGCCTCAGTCCAGTTGGGAATTGAGCTATCACTGAAGTTAGTACAATTCTGAATGTATGGAGACTTATAGATAACAGCGTTCGGGTAAAACGACGCTAGCCAACCTTGATTAGTTGGCAGACCATACACAGGATCGTTGTCAACAGGGTGACCACCACGCACACCACTCGCCTTAATACCTGCAAACGAGAAGTTAGAGATCAAAGTACCACTATTCACACGGAACAGTGATTCCGTCTCAGTAGCAGGAGTAGGGTGAACAAAGCAACTACGGATAGACTGACCAACAATTGACAGGTTATTCACCGTAATGTCAATTGGAGCTACTTCACGGTAGATACCAGGGTTTACAAGAACGATATCGCCGTTGTCAGCAGAAGCCACAGCAGCTTTAATAGTCTTCATTGCATCGATGATCCTGTGACCATCGTTGGCATCATCACCGTTTACGGAGTCAACCCAGATGACGGTTGGTTGCGTAATAAAAGTACCACCGCTACTCACACCAAGCCAGTTTGAACCGTTCCAAATAGAGAGGGTCTGGTCATTAGTGTGGTCATACCACATTTTTCCGACAAACCAATCACTGCCAGAAGGAGTACCACTCTGATAAATAATGTCGTGTCGTTTGTTTAGAGCAGCCGTAGTGCCAATCTCATCATCAGAGCCTGCTGCATTGGGATCAGCATTCTGTTCTGCAAGAGTGCGAACATCTTCTGGCTTAAGCTTTGCAAGATCAACAGAACCATCAGGAATAGAAAGCTCTACTTCACCGTCTGCTGGACGATCCAGTTGAATTGGAGTTGTAGCACTAATCTGAACAACACCTTGTTGAGCGGCAGTACTCTTATCAACTCCCACACTCACTTCACCATCAGCGGTGTACGTGATGTTAATTGCAGTAGATGCCTCTTCTGAAACTGTAACTACACCTTGCTGTGCAGCAGTGCTCTTGTCTACCCCAATGGTGGCGGTGCCACTGCTATAGGAGACGTTTACAGCTTCACCAGCAGCCTGCTGAATAATGACACTACCTTTTTGGCTGGGAGACGAGTCAGCAATGCTGATCTCCATTTCATCACCACTGTTGCTACCGCTTTCAGTCTTAGTAAGAACAATACCTTGAGTAGCATCACCAGTAATGTCAATCGCAATCACATCACCCAATTGTTTGCGGGTAACGACATCATCATCACTGTTTGCAGCGCCAACGTTGTAGATGCGACGCCCTGTCATGTCCAGGTTGGCGTACATCTTGGGGTTGGTGGTAGTACCCGTTGATTCGTCTATCTGTGCATAAGCTGACAGGTACGTATCACGAAGCTCTTTGATGGCACGAAGAGCTTGCTTCTGGTTGTTGTTCAGATCACCAGATTTAATTGCTGATCCAGCAGAAAACAACGCCTGAGGGTAGTCTTCATCAACATCTGTCTTACGCAGAACAAGAACGTTTCCAGTTACACCCGTTGGCGGTGCGGACGGAACATTACCGGCGGTGAATACGACAGTGGATGCATTAATGTTGTAGTGAGTACCCGACGTTTTTTTGTCCCATTGTTCAGTGGTGCTGTTCCACACATAGACAAAAAGATCATCGGTTTCAAACTGGCTGAAGGGGAAAGCAAACGTAGTTTGAGATCCATTCCCAGCAGACAGTGAGTATGAGTTAACAGGAGTTCTAATGGTCATTGTTGTTCAGTCTAAGAATTTCCTTTACATTGCCTAGCCGGGATTGGCGTTCGGACTCTTCGTTGATATATTGCTTATTGGCAATCTCCGCTTGGTTATCAATTCTGCTTTCTGCATAGCGTTGTGCAGCTTGCAAGGCATAATCAATTTCGTGGTGGATGTTTTGCCAGTCCTTTACGTTGACCGAAGCACCCTGAGCCTGTGCATCCTTAAATGCTTTTCTAAACCCCTTGCCAGTGGTAGAAGACATGATCTTCTGTAATTCAGACTTGAAGTACCCATCCTGGCCCATCAGATCGAGAACTTGTGACCGCTCTTCAGGGGAGTAGTCAACACCTTTGCCGTTGGTTTGAAGAGTTGGGCGTGCGTCGTACTCAACATCAATCAGGAACTGCTTCTCTGCACTGATCTTGCCGTTAACTTTCCAGGGCATATAGGTGTTCCAGATACGTGCCCAGATGCTGTCAGGCATACCAATCTTGCCACCATCAATCCAGTCATGCATATCAGGCAAGGTATCCTTGGCAATTGGTGTACGGTTCGTGACTAGCTGTAGAAGGTCCTGCTCAACCTCTTTGAGTTGAGGGGTCATAAGGCGTGCCATCTCATTACGAAGACCACTGCCGGGAACCATGCTGCTAACAAAGCTTGCACCCCAGCGTGAAATGGCATCAGGCCTACCAGCAAGCACATCATTCATTGGTTCAAGACCAACAAGAACCGACTTATTCGTAAGGTTTGCACCAAGAAGGTGCCCCATACGATTGAGGAATGTAGCAATCGATGGTTCCTCAAGTGTGTCAAAGTTATCTATCACATCAGCAGTTAGTGCTAACCAATCACTCACTGCTCCAAGGTTGTCATAGCTGTACCACTTGCCATCGAGACCCATATAAGTCCTAGGCTTCCAACCGAGACTGGTGCGGACCTTTTGCTTTTCTTTGTCGTAGTGACCATTGCCTCTGAGTCTGTCATTAAGGACCATCCCAACAGCTCCCATCACAGACAACGTACCAATAGCTTTACGACCCTTTAGCTCTGCCCTGATTGTTTCGTATGCAATTTCTGCATTATCATCAAATGGGATTCCTCGAGAGGCAAGAAGCTTCTCAGTGGTTGCTAGATCCATCTGTGCAAATGGTGCTTTGAATGCACTAAGTTGATCAACAAACAAAGCAAATGGGTTGTGAGAACCAGCAAACGCCAACAGGTTGACAGACGTTTTAGGGAACATCATGAAGCCACGAAGAATCGGTGCTCGGTTGATCAAATAGCTGATTGCATCAACCGCTGGATTATCCAGGTTCATTGCAATCTCCCTGCTGGCATGATTAACAGCGTTATCTGTAATCATTCCAGTGTCATCAAACATCGAACTATAGATGCCATCAGAGATTGATTTGAACATCTTGCTATCAACCTGATTGGCAACAGGATTCAATAGGTCATAGGTTTGACCACGTGCTTCCCAGTTAGCAATCACAGAGCGAGTGAATCCATCAAATGCAGACATTGCATTGGTGCCAAACCGCAACCACGGGTGCTCAGAAAGATCATTTAAAGCTTCAATCTGCTCTAACATCACACTGGGGCCAAAGAACCCTTCCTTCTCCTTTGCATCAGCTACAGCTCGAAGGATGGCAATTTCATTCTCGTTCTTACGAACAATGTCATCACGGATGATGTAACCGACAGAATTAGGATCAGCTGCAGCTCTGCGGAACACATCGTTCATATGTACAAATGCCTTTTGCAGGGTGTCAGCCATGCCGCTGTATTGATACCAACCACGACGCAATACTGCCTTTTGACCAGTAAAAACTGCACCGGCCATCGTTGCGATAGGACGCTCAAGAAGAAGGACAGCGTTGGAAAGACCAGCCTTGATGGGGGTACTAAAAGCAGAAAGGGTTGAGTTATAGATATTCGACCATGCACCTTGCATCCACGAAGATGACTCTCCAGGTTCCAGGTCAAGGAACATTTTGGAGAACACTGCGTTCTTATTGCGGATGTAAGTATTGAGTTTGGAGATGGTGTCGATCTTGCCATCAGTCACTTCATAAGCAAGCATCAGAGGACCAAGCATCTCTGGCCGTTCTTCCTTAACAGCTCGCAGTGTATTAATTGTGGTTTTACTATCTTGAGCAATACGTTGAATAGCACGAAGCGTTTCATTACGCTCTTGCTGAATCATCTCAGTTGCTGATTTACCACTGAATCCGCTTTTGACACGGTTCCACAGGTTCAGCATGTTGAGAGCTCTACCACGGGCATAAGAGGTCACACCCTTCTGAGTCATTAAGAACTCAAGACGATCAAGGATCTGCTCCTGGGCACGTTCAACTGCAGAAGTGCCATCCATCAGACGCATCCCCTGGGCAAGGTCAGAGACCTGACCAGCAAAGGATGTATTGACATAAGCCTGAGCACGGACGTAATCCAGGTTCAGGAACTCATTGAGGTAACCCTTGATGGCTTTAAACACGCCTGCGTATGCTTCAGACTTGAGTACCGTTGCTCCAGTATCAGGATCGATACCACTAAGGGGAGCAAGGACACGCTTCATATCAGGCACATCCATTTGCAGGAAATCTGCAGCAAGCCGATCTCCCACATCTTTGACTTCAGCAGAGCTGATGTAACGACCGTTCGAGGCTTTATAGCCATAGTCACCAGCTTCACTGAGTTGGTTGGCTAAGGCACGAACAAGTTGTTGGCCACCCTCATCTACCTCAAGACCATACTTAAGAGCTGCTTCAGACATAACTGAACCAACCCTGCCATAGACAGTACCGATATTCTTTTCGATACGTACAGCATCAATAGAAGCTCCAAGGATGCCATCCTCATCTACGGTACGGACTGCACTTTCGTATTGATCGTAAACAGGATGTACACCAAAAACTGGCTCATCAAAGTTCACGCCTTTTGAAAGGTTATAGGCACCAAGTTCATCAAGGGCATCTTCAGACTTCTGAATCGACTTGTAGGCAAAGTCAACCGCCGGATTATCATCAAGAGAAATATCTTCAGCAAGCAGCTTGGGAAGGTTATTCTTAGCCAGCTCGTTTTCAGGTACCCACTCAGTTGCTTTCCTTACACCACGTCCTGCCCAGCCAAGCTTAATTGCTGCACCAAGGACACTGGTAAAGGCATCAAGTGCCACACCTTCCTTAATGTTCTTAGCTCGTTTGATATCAGGACTATCGGTATCAAGGGTAGCCCAGTCATCAGAAATCCAGCCCATTGTTTGAGGCCAGGACTTCTTGAGTGTTCCGGCTAGGTTATCGTCAGTTTCAGATAGCTTGTTAGTAGCACCAACATAGGCACCAACACCAATGTCAAGACCACGGTTGGCAAACCACTTGAATGCAACATCCTCGCCAAGCTTTGCCTGGATTCGAGTCTGAGCTGCAGTACCAGCTTTGCCTGCTGCTTTACGAAGCAGGATCATTGGACCAATCAACGATGAAAGATTGCGAACAGCTTGAATGGCTTTGTTCTCAAACTCAGGACGCTTCCGTAGCTTAAGGAACGGAAGTTTATTTAGTTCATCAACAAAGTAATCATTGAGACCTTGACCAGGTGCGGCCAGAGCATCAAAGGCTGTTTGAATCGGGTTTTGAGAAGCTCCCTTAGGAGCTTGAGGTTTGGGTGAGGCTCCAGAGCCAGCAGGGGCAGGCGTAGTACCTGCTTGTTGCTGACTCACCTGTTCCTCAAGAGCGCGTTGAGATTGAAGCCGGAGTTGTTCCTCCTGCTGCATTTGCTCACGCATCTGTTGAGTCAGTTCTGGCGTACCATTGAAGACCTCATTAAGAGGGTTGCTATACATTTTTAATTAGCATTCTGTTGTGAACCGTGCATCAGCACAATTTCCCTGTTGTCATCAATTAAATATCGAGAAACATATCCACCACCACCGGGATCCCACGAGGTTCCCAAGAACCGACCGCGTACATCAACACGAGTCCCAGCAGGTGCACCGAAATCAAGCCCGGCATGGAAATGAAGACCACCACGTACAGGGTGAACACGATTGCCATAACCTGAGGTTTGGGGTGCAGCCTGAGAGATTGGCTTACCATTGATTGACAGGTATTGATCAACAACACCTGAAGGATCCTCATACTTGTTGGTAGCACGATTAAAGATTCGTGCATCAACATGAGGACCAGTTGAAGTACCAGTATTACCAGTAATGAATGGAACACGTTGGCCCATAGACCCACGCATTAGGTCTGGATCACGCCAAGCAGCTCCATAGCCAAACTTTGCAGCTTTACTAAGGACAGGAGTTAGATAGTCACGCTTAAAACCTGGGTCATCAGCATCACCGCCATATCCTGCATAGTGTGCCAACGCACGATTAACGCTGCCATACTGCTTACGCAAAGAGCCTAGATAACGTGCTGCTCCATCAATAGCGGAGTCCACATTCAAAGGATCAACACCTTGCTCACGGGCTGTAGCAGGCATGAATTGAGCAATGCCTAAAGCACCAGCAGAAGAGGGAGTCCGTCCAGAAATAATGTCTTGACGCCAACTAGATTCTTTCTCAAGAAGACCAGCCAAAAGGGCGGGTTCAATACCGTGCTTCTTAGCTGCTCGTTCAATCGTTGGACCAAGCTTCAACGGCACGATGTCAGGTTCCCAACCCATAGAGTTAAGTGCACGTGTAGTGCGCTCTGGGCCTTGATATCGGTTGAGGAACTGTTGCAGTTCAGGACGTACCTTAGTGGATACCTTCAACAAAGAAGGGGGGAGGCCAAGTTCTGGCAAATTAAGCCTGCGGCGTTGAATGTTGATAACAGTCAGCGGGTTCACATTGAGTCTGCTAGCGATGTACGTAGCTTTGTCATCAGGAGACCAGCCAGGCTGACCATAACGAAGATCTAGCTGCTCGCGCTGTTCTTTGGTGTAGAAGGGATAAAGGGCTAGTCCTGCCTTACCACCAGAAATCCAGGCATCAAGCTTTCTAAGCTCCGCATTAGCAGCTTTGGCTCCTTGTATGGTTGTACCTGAGTTCTGAAAGACATTTGGGAAACCAGTTGCATCCTTATAATAGATGCTGCTCTTATCCGCACGACCCTTCTCAAATTCAGTACGGAGCTCACTAAATGCTTGCTGCTCTGCATTCTGATTATTGACAGCCTTTAGGGCTTTAACCCTTGCTCTAAAGCGTTGTTGAAGCAGGGGGATCATAAAGGTAGCGCTTGGGCTGATCGTACCGTCAGGTAAAACTCGAGTTGCAGTACGAACTAGGTTCTCAAGGGTTTTATCCCATTGCTTGTATTCAGGCATAGCATAAGCATCACCTTCAACAGCAGAACGACGGAACTCCTCACGTATTGCCAAGGGGTATTTACTAAGAACTTGACTAGTAAGAAGGCCCGAATCAGCCATCCGAGTAAGCTCTTTCCGCATGTTGTTTAGGTTCTTAGCCTCAACACTGTTATTTGCTTTCTCAAATTGCAAAGCTCGTGGGTCAATGCCGTTGAACTCTGGACTATCGTTGAATTTACGGATAGCAGCATCGAAGTCTGCCTCAGTCCCATTAGTTCCAATCTTGGCAATAACATCTTGCTGCCACTGGTCAGCTCTTCGCTGTCGATCACGTTCACCTTCGTCATAGGCTTGGCGTTTGGCACTTGCTACCTCGCTAGCAACAGCATCAAACCGTTGTCTAAGGCGTTCTCCCCAGGTTTGATTAGATGGATCACCCTCAATAGGAAACCGCTGAATACGTTGGTAGTCATCAGAGGTAAGCTTTGGTTTGGTAGGGTTACCATTAATATCAGTGCCAGGCTTCAATCCTTCAGCTATAAGCTTCTGGAAGTTATTAAGAGCCTCTGTACGGGTGATGGGACCATTTTCAGTAACCAGACCCAAAACTGAATTCAGATACCTGTTGGGATCTTTGAAGGTGAAGAACTCGTTGTTAGCCAACTCAAGGCTTTTGGCAGACTCATTAATGGAAAAGTCTCTGGATGCAACACGGCTGGCCCTAGCCTCTGCTTCTGCAAACGAATCCACACCATGAGAAGCCAGGACCATATCTGACACACCAATCAAACCAGTATCTTGAAGGTACTTGTTTCTCAAGAAGGCACGGATGACCCGTTGCTGAGCTGGTGTACCTTTGACACGTGCTTGAGCTGGGGTCATCCTTGACCCATCAGGAAGATCAAAAGCGTCAGTAGTGTTGGTCTGGAATTGTTCGTCAAGCCAAGGAGCATAGCCCTCGCTCAACTGCTTGGTAAGGGTTGAAACGGCTGCGTATTGCTGCCACCCAGACAGCTTACGAATCGGGTTAACTGCTTCAAAGGGGGCACCATTAGCCTGGGCCTTGGCAGCAGTTTTATCAAGCTTATCTTGCTGCTTGCGTAGTTGATCGACCTGCTGTTGATAGGTCTTTAGGTCATCAGCGTTAATACGACCATCAAGAACCATGGCCTTACCCTCAGCCATTTGGCCTTCTACTTTCTTCTTTGCCATGTCACCCATCATTGCGGTCAGTGACTTACTGAATTGGGATAAAGAAGAAAGGGTTTGCTCATCAAACATGCTGGCAAACTGCTTAGCATTTTGAGCAGCTACCTCTTCATTTCTTTGTTGAGCAGCAAAGGGGATCTGAAAGGAAGTGAGGTAGTTCTGAGCAGACTGTGCAAATTGCTCACCGTAGCTGGTCTGCTGCGGGGGTTGAAACCCCGCTGGGTTGAAGGAACTTGTCACGATCAGTCTCCGGTCAATGGGCTAAACATTGATCTGTAACTGCTGGTGTAGAAGTCCGTATTCATACCTGAAAAGGTTGATGGTGCAGAGGGACGTGCAGATGGCGCTTTCAATCCGTTGGGTGGTTTAAGGCTTTGGTAAGAAGACATACCAGACAAAGCAGAACCAGCCAAACCTGCAACCAATCCAAGAGCACTGGGTTTAGGAGGTGCCTCAAGGAAGATCGGTGTATCAGGTGCAAGTTCGTTGAATTGAACTGACTTGAACACCTTGTCATGAGCCCGGTTAAGCCGACTATTCACTTCTTGCATAACATCTTGATTGGATGCAAACTGGGTTTCTTGAACGCGGGTAAGTGTGTTAACACGCGCTGCTTGGGCTCTACCAGCCTCTCTAAGGGCGTTGATTGAACCTGCGGTAGTGGTACCACCTTCAAAGGCTTTAACGCCCTTCCTGGCCTCTACAAAGCCCGATTGTTCAGCCAACTTAAATGTATCAATAGCTTGTTGCATCTGTGCTTCGTTTTTGGCAAATGCACGTGCTGCTGCAGTACTAGAATCGTCCTTGTAAATTTCGTAGTCAATAATGTTAGTCTTGGCTTGTGTAACCTTATTAAAGTTACCAAGCTCATACTGTAGCTTTTGGCGGTAGTAGTTGTTTGCTAGAGCTTTGTTCTGAGCATCGGTTGCACGCACTTGTGCACCGTACTGGTCCATCTGACCTTGGTACCCAGCAAATGCTTGAGTAGCTCCACTAGCAAACGTTGCTACCCCCATCGAGATGGGATCGCACACGGCAGAATTCTATAAAGGGTAAATTGTTGGGACCAACCGTTGTCTCACGTATGAACTTAAACCCAAGAAACTTCAACAGTTTCAAGTGAACAGTATTACGCTTATCAACAACATTCCAAAGAAGCTTCTCAGGTCGAGAGTCAACATAACGCTTCGCTTCTCTAGCAAAGGTGGTTGGAAATTTATGAATGGCAGATGTACATAACATCCAGATCGCTCCGTTTTGGTGTACACCTGCACACCCCGCTAAGGAGTTATCAGGGACAGTGAAATAAATAGAATCACACATCTTTGCCCCAATAGGAAGCCATACCTTTGGATCACGTCCGTGACCCTCAACACACTCCCTGTAGTCATCGGGACGTAGATTGCAGGCCACTTCATAAGCAGCCTGCATGGTGATTGGGTGGATATATTTAGACACGCCGATAATGCATACTACTGTAATCTCCTTCCCAGGTCATTGAATAGACAGTTGCAGGAGATGGGTGGGTTGACTTCAATGTCAAGACAACATTATTACTTCGGTCATATACTGGCACCTGCTGTAGGTATTCAGAAATGAAAGCAGGCTCGTTGGCATCCTGGCCATCTGCAAGGCGAGAGTCATAGGTACAGGTGTAGCTGGACTTGCCTTTGCGCTTGAGTTCAGTTTGGTAGACACCAACAGAACCAAACTTGAGCTTTACTCTATGAACTGTGAGCGAAGCAGTTACATCGGCTACAAGTGAGTCTCCCTTTTTGGATTTGACAAAGACTCGTGGAAATTCAACAAGCATATCAAAAAGATATCCGACGTAAACAGTGGAACTGGTGTAATCTCCACGGAAGTAGTAATAGGAGCCATCTTGACTGTGCAATGAGGCGTAATAACCAATTGGATCTGTCACAATCACAAGAGTGCCTGAACCAGCCAAAGAAATACTTGCCTTGGGGATACGGGTTAAATCTGTAGCAGAGCTATACTCAGAAGAGCCACCAATGGTGTACTTACTCCAAGAGTCTAGGTAAATGGGGTAGACAAAAGATTGCCCAAAATAATCCTCACCAGTAATCTCAGCACGGTTACCGGAAACAGAACTTGCATTGAGATCAACTCTCAATAACTTATAGTCAGTTGTCACCAGGTAAAGCGTGTCGTCCAAGAAGAAGCTGTGAGAGCAGTTATATGGCATCACCCATCTGAACCATGCACTTTGTACACGCTCCTTACCAGAGTTAAAATAGCGGTACCCGTAGATAGTGCTGGTATCTTTGGCAAAGAAAAAGATAGTACTATTCTCTCGTGAATTGGTAATCCTATTGATGTTATTAGGTAGGAGCCGATGTACCACTTTAGTTTGTTCGATGATTTGAGGCTCACCTTCACGGCGAATATCAAACATCTCAAAGAATCGGGTGTAGCTACCAGCATTGTCGGTAAAGCCTAAAGTGGTGCCAAGGCTGATTGGAGGAGCCGATGTGTTATAATTATAAGTTGCTATATTATTGAGCTTACCTGTTTCGGGAGTAAGTAGGTCGCTATCTGTATGAAGCAGAAACTGCTGATTATCAGCAAACACGACAAGGCCTAATGTTGTCTCAATTGCGTCCTTGAATACAGTAGGCGTGGTGGAACTTGCTGCAATATCGATTGGATCACTTGCACCAATCAACAACGCTGAGTCATTAAAGAAATTACCTAGATCACCAGCCTGAGACAGGATGACATTACCTTCAGAAAGGAAACCTAGTCGATTGCGGTGGAAGAACGTCTGACTAATCTTTTTGCCATCAAAGGATGGAATAGGATTTGTTGTGTTATCTCCTACCGTGCGATTAGTCCAGGCATTTGAACCGTTGATCTTAAATGAATCAACAGTAAAAGCAAGGTTGCCTGTACGTACAATCGTTACTGGAAGTGTAGTGGTGTCCCATGAGTACTTAATCCCTGGGGCAATAGTTTCCTCCCAGGAACCACTACCATCAGCGCCGTTGGCTCCTACAAACTTAAGGTAGTAATCGTCGTTGTTGCTGTCTTGACTGTTAACAACCTTTACCAAATAGTTATGCTTGCATTGGACAGGAAGGTTGGTTACATCATTGACCTCATGTTGAATGATTCTCCATAGGTCAGTTTCAGAGGTAGTAACAGTGAAAGGATTAGTGCTCCAAAGAAACAAGCCATTTCCAATAGGGACAGCGGCAACGCTGACACCGTTTCCAGTCATTGTGAAAGCACGATTGGCTCCAAGTGACCCTGTGCTGTCGTACTGGCTAAGAATGCTTTCTGCTGAAAGTTCTTGACCAGATTCAAATGAGGTGGGTTTAGGTCGAAAGCTTCCAATGTTGCAGCGTGCTTTGATTACAGCTATCTCTTTAATTTCAATAGTATGGTTAACACCATTTAAAGAAACAGTTACTGTATCGCCTTGGCTCCACCCATTACCACCATAAAGGAGCTCGACTTTACGATCATAAACACCTGCGTAATCATCGGCTTCTACGGTGCCTGTAGCTTGCTTGTCTACTGCAACCTGACCAGTAACAGTGAGACGAAAGGCAAGGTTCTTACCGTTTCCAGAGCTGACAGTAAATATCTGAGTTCCCATGTTGGGGAGGTTGGGGTCAACCCTAGTAAAGGCACCACCGCCGCCAGAAAGGGTGTTGTAAGAAGCATTCCCACTAAAGCCAATCCGGGTTGCTTTACCTTTGCCAGAGTCAAGATCTTGGATGCCACTGCCGGGCGTGCTGATATCAAGTGAATACTGCCGACCTGGTGCTAACTGCTTGAGTTCGACAAAGGCATTGTATTGATACCCAGTCAACCCCTGTCGTGTAGGTGACAAGGAATTGGACATCTGAGCAGTCTTTTGGGTGTTAGTAACAAAGGTATAATCGTTGACAGTTAAGAACTTGAGTTGTGTTTCAGGGCTGTTAGTAGCTAGATAGCTGCTAGCGTTGTTGGAGACAGAACAAGCAGTACCAGCAACAGTCCACATACGAACTGAACCGTTGCTATCTACTTGACCAATATACGCGCCTTCAGACTCATCACGGAAGTAACTAAACCAAGCTCCGTTGCTGGTGGCTCCCGTAAGAGTAGAGACGAACTTACTACCAGGACGCTTGGTAAGACCTGCAGTAACATCAGGAATAGCATTGACCAGATCATTAACCTGACCAGAAAGCTTAAGGTCATCTGGCTGCTGAGAGATACCAGAAACAAAACTAGGAATAGTTTGCGTGATGCTTGTCATGAACGTCGAAGTGCTCGATAAGGACGATATGAGTGATAAGTAGATTCATCTGGCCAACCAAAAAATGTATGGTCACCCATATTGCATTCATATTCCAAACAAGCAGCTCGGGCTTGCGACTCCTGAATACCAAGAAGCTTTACAAGCTCTGAGTTAGCCACAAGTTGTGTAGCGGCTCTGCCTGCAGCTCGGTAAGTAATGTAGCGTTGGAATACGGAGGGGATATCGTTAAAGTCAAACAACCAAACAATATCTAGGTCAAGATTGGAAGTAAAGATATCTGTATGTTTGATCTTATCGTATAGACGGCCATTGCGTACAACTACATCCGTAGTCCGCTTATCTTGGCCATCAGCTACGTCATAACGAAGGACGTTATTTGGCAATAGAAAGTATCCGTTAACATCAGGAGACAACGTGTAGTTGTTTTCAGTATTGAAATGCCAACCTTCGTTCTGCACATCAACATTCACTTCACGTAGAAGATTAAAGATATACAGTTGCTCAGGATTGTCAAAATCAAATGCAGTGATTGGGGATTGACCAATACTCCCCAGAATAGTATTGACTGCGGATAGTTCGGTATCGAGTGTAGTTGTCGAAGGAGTAGAAGTCATATATCAGAAACTAAAAAAAAGGGACTCCGAAGAGTCCCCGTAAGAAATAAATCTGAGATCAGAACTCAGAAGGAGCGGTGGCACCCACATACAGCTCAACAGCTGCAGCAGGATTCAGGTAATCAGCACCCATGGCCAGACGGCCCACGATCACATCACCTTGGTAGATGACGGAGGTATCACCGCTGGTCACTTGCACTTGAGGGCCAATGGCCTCCACACAGCCAGCAGCTTCACGCTGGAAGATCAGGCCGCAGGACTTGGTACCAACTTCAGCAGCAGTACCGTAGTCATTCTGAATGCCAGTGACAGCACCGTCAGCGTTCTCAAGAGCAGCGCCAACGAAGCTACCAACGTTACCAGGAGAGGTTTCACCAGTGGTGCCACCGTACTTGGTACCGTAGTTGCCCAGGAACGGAATGTTCATGGACTTATAGATGCGGATACCAGCAATCTCGATGATGCCGTTGCCGCCTTGCAGAGCAGAACCCTGCACGTCACGGTTCACCAGACCATTGGTGCCCACAGCTTGAATCAGCGCGTAGTACTGGCGGGGGTTCAGAACACCCACACGGCCTTCGCTGCTCACGCCCTTTTCATCCATAGCAGCAGCAGCGTCATAGAACGCAGACACCAGAGCAGATGCATCAAAGGCGTCGGAATCGTTAACAGAGGAGCCAACACGGATTTGGGTACCACCAGGCTCAACAAAGCTGGCCTTGGTGATCGGGCTGGCCTTACGAGCGCCGCGAGCGATAGCACGGAAGATCAGACGGTCATACTTTTCAGCCAGGGCATAGCCGATCTTGCGGCTGATTTCACCACGCAGATCGTAGTGAGACAGCACTTCATCAAGCTCATACACAAAGGCAGAGCTGATCAAAAGGTCATCACAGGTGATGGTCTTCTCAGCCACCGGGGGTGCACCATCGGTGTTACCCAGGATGCTGTTGCCAGGCGTGTGGAACTCAGCCGTGGTACGGCCAGTGTAGATAAACTGAAGGCTCTTACCATTACGCAGAGTGCGCTTCATGACAAGATC